CGTGAAGACTGTCCCTTCGGGAATTGTTGCACTTGCGTTAGTTGTGTTTAAAAAAACATTAAGAACTGCCTTGGATGATCTTGCAGAGCGAGTGGAGTATCCCAATGTCTTGGCATGAGAGACAACACTTGACCGTAGCTGAGAAGAATCAAGGAACATCTCATTTGCAAGCATGTTTGCGTTAAAACCAAGATAATGAGTATTGTATGCAAGAACATCAAGAAGCGCACTCAGACCAGAACCTTCAAAGTCATAGTCCTTAAACTCAGTTTGATTTCGCATGAAAATTTTTAGATTGTCCTTGACCTCATCAAAGTCGAATTCTGTTACACTGAGTCTTTTTGTCGTTGCTGCCATTATCGTAATCTCTCTAATAGAACTTCCATATTAACAAGTTCCGTTGGTGCATTAACAACATAAAATTCAATAGTAACTTCATATGCGTTGTTATCAAGGTTAGGTTGAGCTCTTACTCCAATAACTCGTGCCCGAGGTTCAAAATTTTCAATCACTTCTTCAATTTTCATCGTTAGAACATATGCCGTAATTGGCGTCATAGGTTCAAACAGAATATCTCTTACACCAGAACCAATCTCTGGATGAAAAGGTTTTTCGTATGGGTTTGTTAATATCAGATTTCTTACAGACCTCTTGACTGCTGTTGCGTCAATAACTTTGTTAATATCTTTTGAACCAGTTTTAGGGCCAAAGAATAAATCTATATCAGAATAAATCTGCGCAGCACGGTCTGCACCTGTGTGCGTACCGTCGTAATATGCATCCTTCGAAGCCATTGGTATTCCTTTTTACTATTATTTATACACTCTCTGCTGTATTTTGTTTCATCATATACGGATTATTAATTACCCAGATATTCTTTGCGTTGACACGAATGAAAGGCTTGTTTGTTTCCGTAGTATTTGGATTAGGAATAGTCACCATAACATTCTTACCACTCTTAAACGCATCAATCTGATTGCAGAGTCGTGCAAATTTATTTTTCATATACTCTCTACGACTATGCTTAGTTATATTCCTACTAACATTGTTTCCTTCGCCTTGAGATGTTTGAGTTTTTCTTAATTTTTTCTTGCCCATAATAAACTTCCTTTATATGTGTTTGTATTTATGTCTCCACGTCAGCATCATAGTTATCAAGGTACTGGTAATTAATTGCCGCAGCGTAACCCCCATATCTTTTGTTCAAGAGTCTATCTTTGAGGGTCCGAGTCACCTCGCGGTGCCTGAAGTACCGAACCCTCAGACGCGTGGAGGCCTCGAATTGTAATCGTTTAAAATTAACTTTATATGTGTAAACACTAGTAATATTGCCCGGATGATTCGCTTGAGGTTTTATACTTGATGAAATGGCAACAGTAACACTTCCATCTTCATTTATATCGACACTATCAAATTCAATTTCTGTCATATGCGGGCCATAAACGCTAGTGTAGTATGGTGGCTTTTTTTGACTCTCCCAGATGCTCTTTGCAACTTGCAAGGAGCTCCTATTCTCATACTTCCTCCCCAACACTATCTCCTGGTCTGGCATTACAAGAATGTCAGCTGATGTAGGGGGATGAACATAAATGCTGTTTACCTTCAAAGGTTTATGTTTTAAATTTTTAAATGTTATTGAACTCCCAGAAATTTGCAAATCATCAATTGTTAGATAAAAAGTTTTATTATTAGGTTTTTGCACGAAACCAGCTGTCTTTGGGGATGCAACATTAGAGTTTTGGCCAGAGTCGGTCACCGTCACAACAGTTTTTTCAACAGATATTTTCTTTGTTTCTTCTGCGACAGTATATGCACCGCTATCTTCTGTTGGTGGAGTATTAGTAACCTTATAAGATGTTATCTTTTCTTTTACCGCAACAACTTTTGCTTCAACATTTGCATCTTGATTTACAACAGCGGAGGCTTCTGTTATTGCATTTTCTGCTGCTTGTTTCACACCCGACGCATTTTGTACTGCGGCTAGTAAACTGCCTGCTTCTTTTTCAAGATTTGGAACAAGAGCACAACAATTTCCTCCACCTAATATTGCACTAGTCGCGCTAGTAACAAGACTCTCCAATTCAAGACCCGCGGCCTTTATGTCATCACCAAATTCCAATTCAATCTCTGCAAGAGCAGAAAGAAAAGATGGCGATCCGGCCGGAAGAGAAATAAGACTTGTTATCTCTGCTTGCAAGTTTAATTTAGGAAGAGTCGGTATCTCAATAGTTTGTAATTTACTCTTCAATCCTGCGAGATCGGTTGCCGTTGCATTAAAAGCGGCGGTCGCTGATGATGCAGAAGAGTCCAACGCGGCCAAAATCTCTGCTTTTGCATCGTCCAACTTTGATAGAATGCTATTCAACTCAGGACTTGCGCCGCATAGATTAATGTTTGCAAAATCAACCATTATTTTTTATCCTTAACTAAATAACTCGAATTAATGTAAGTAGGTTCAAGGTCATTGCCGGATGTGAAATATTTCATCATTACCTTCAGAACAGGGAAAATCTCATGCAACCCTGCATCCGGCATAATCGTATCTTGAAGGTGTCTCTTTAGAGATATCTCTAATAATAAAGTTCGATCCTCTAACGTCATTTTAATCTCCTACAAATCATTCACAGTTGTTGCGGTAACATCCACAGCACTTGTCCTCGTTTTTGCTTCTGTTTGGGTATGGTCAACACCAACATCGGCATAGAGATACGTATCCTTACCAATGTGTTTATAATAATCGGCATCATAACGAACATGTGCGTCACCGTTATAATCAATAGTATGTACACCCGTAATTTGATGAGTATGAGTTCCGCCAGTTGTTCTTAAAGTATTTGTGCTAACAATCTCACTTAATGTACTCTCAGAATTGATTGTCATTGCAGAGGCAGATTTTATGTTCAGTGTACTGCCAGACTTCATAGACATAATACCAGAGTTGGTTGACTGTGAAAGATCAGTACCAACACTCAATATATAATTAGAATCAGTTTGTATATAAATACCGGCGGCTGTTTTATTTGAATCCATCTCTTTACCCGTAACTGTAAGATTATAATTTCCACCAATAATTTGTGTTTTAGACTTCTCAGAAGTAATAACTACATCACCACCGATTCTACCTTTGACACTTTCGTTGATATTGTATGCATAGTTACCGACAATCTCTTCCTCACGATTACCGCCGGGGCCATTTTTATGAGTTTCATTAGCTGCACCAACTTTGACACGATGATTCTTGTGTATCTTCTGGTAGAAGTCTCCCTCTATCTCTTGTATGTAATCACCCTTGATTAGTTCTCTTACCGAACCCTCAACTGTAATATTCTGTGACCCCTTGATGACAATGTTCTCACTACCAATCACAATCTCATAGTTATCTCCAACAATTTTAGTGACAACGCTGCCGTCTGGATGAATCTCTTCGAATGTTCCCGTCATATGTTGACGAAACATCCGTTCTGCGCCTGGGCTGTCATCCACTTCCGTGATATGACCAGACTCAGATTCGAATACATGGTTGTATGGGTACGCAGAAGAAATGTATGGGTTTGCATCTTCAACGATACCCTTGGGATGAGGTTCATCCCAGAAACCTCTTGTCTCTTGCACTGCTTCGTCAGAAACATTTGATAGATATGGCTTGGTTGCAGTAGGAATACCTGTATCACCATCGCGGCCTGCACCGGATGGGTCACCATTAAATCTTTCTACTCTACGGTCCTCTAGAGATTTATGGGACTCAGATGCTGCACCCCTGGCCAAGCGGTTCGTATCTGGTTCACCTGTGCTATGACCGCTATTCATCTCGCTGGGATATGGACCATACTTGGGAGCAAATGCATATGGTTTCTGTGGTGAGTCTTCACCGCGAGGGTCACTAAATCCTTTACTATTGTTTGATGATGCTTCAGGATTCCCCGGCAACGAACCCATAATAACAGGTTGTTGCTTCTCGTTGTCACGAAAGAAACCCATAACCCAAGACCCTTGCGTTAGAAACGAGGGGGTATGACCCAATCCCTGCATAGAAGGATCAGTTACAGGGTGCATAACATGCGCCCAAGGTAAATCAGTAGTCTTGACCTCAGTCAAGTTCTCGCTATGATGGCCTAGAACACGGACACGAACACGACCAATCTTTGCTGGATCGTTCCGATCTTCAACAACGCCGATAAACCAACTGAAACCATCTTTTCCCATGAAATCTTGCATGGAACTATTTATACTAATTAATGAAGGTCTGGGTCACGGCCTAATCGTAAATCTTCTGGATTAATCCAAACATAGTCTTCAATATCGTATGATACGTTGGGATTATTGGCCCGCAATAAATCAATAGTCATTAAAGCTTGCTCTAAATCCATATTATCTGCAAGGACTTCTTTGTTTACTTGCATAACTTTGTATTTAATCATGATGAGCTCCTTTTTTTGAGATCACCAAATGCGTTATATGATCTTTGGAGTCATATAACGATTTGTTCTATATAGTAAATATGGTAGTGTATTTAGACAATCCCAATCAGTTCATCGGGAAGAATGTAATCGTGCCTATCCTTAAATCCTGTTATCTCAATATAGATAGAATCCATAGACTTAGGTTTAACAGGAACATACTTCTTTAGCTTCTTGGATTTGTACATAAACACACCATCCTTTAGCTTCAGATCATTATAGGAGTCTTTGTCAGACCCAATAGCAGTAAGGATGCCAGACTTAGTGGAACCATACCCATCACCATACACAACTTTATCGCCAATATTCATCTCACATATTCCTTCTATAGATATTCATAATTTGTAGTTATAACAGGGCCCTTGCCCGGCCACTCCCATTTCTTAGTAGTAGTCACCACTCGAATACGCCTTTCGCCAGACCATGTGGTGCGTGGCGTTGGGCCAATTCGTTTTATCGGCAACTCTTCAAAATACTCAGTTGTAATTGTCTTAAACAGATTAAATGTTTCATCCATATTTAAACTCCGTTTCAGCTGCAATATTGAGCTTGTGCATAATATCCTCAGTAAAGTATGTTTCTGGGTCATTTAGTATAGTCTTACCGAACTGCTTTGACCCGTCAGGCAGTTCAAACCTTGTGGAAACCTTCTTGAAGATTTCGTATTTCTCTGCTAATTCCAGCAAACCATAGTATCTATCCAATCCTTTATCGTATGTTAGGCGAACATCCACCATTCTATTCTCTACAGTTAGCCTACTCTTGTGGTTCTTGCAGTGAATGATATTTCCAACCACCTCAGTACCGTCTTTCTCTTTTCTCTTGCTGAGATAGATAATAGAACTCGCAGCATATTTCAATCCTGATCCACCACCCATTTCCTTCTGAGGAAACATCGAGCCAACCACGTCGTAAGTATGATTAGTCACAACCAATGGGACTTTCGCTCGACCAAGTTTCAACGTCAGAACTCGAAACGCTGCTTTGAGAACCTGAGCACGAGTCATATCTCGTGTTTCTTTTCCATCAGCGGTATCCTCAACTTCCTTCGTGGTACTCAGCATACCCAGAGAATCCAAGCAGAGAAACAGAGGCTTACGATCTGATTCATTCTGAGCAAGATACCCGTCAAGAACTTTGAGAGCCTGAGTGCGAAACTCCTGCACAGTTGTAACAGGAAATACCACCATACGCTTCGAATCAATTCCACGATCCACCACCATACTCTTGGTAATAGCACTCTCACTCTCAAAGTATATGACACCAGCGTGTGGGTCTTTGTCGAGAAATGATTTGACGATACCCATAAGGAAATACGTCTTACCCGTTGCACTCTCTCCTGCTAGTGCTGTGATTTTATTAGAGGGAAGCCCCCCATATATGGAACCACTCAGCAATCCATTCAGAATGAACGAGCCAGTATCAATGAAATTGTCAACATCTCCTGCTTCTACACCATCATCAACAATGGATGCATATTCGTTACCAACTTGCTTGATAACGTCTCTTAAAAAGTCACTCATTTTTATATTCCTCTTTCATAACAATCATAAACTATGCCTAGTAATATACGCTCGTGCAGCTGCAGCATCTACCACCGCAAATCTCTGCGTTCGTTTCTCAAACCCTGTTATTTCGTGCGGCTTGACAGCAACTACCGCCCACAACTTACCTTTAGGATCAAATTCCTCTTGCAGAATACTAACTATCTCTACTGGCGTTGGGCCCAAGTGCCAGCATTCGTTGCTTTCAATATACGATTCAGCCTTCGCTCGCCCCGCAGTTGGGCTATTAGTTTTGATATCTTTCATAATATCAAAAAGAGGCTCTGGATTATAGCAGATGAAGTTAACCATCGGTATACCAGACAGGTTTTGAAATTGTCCAAAGGTAGGAGATGCACTCAGAAAAATACTGACCGCTACTATAGACGCAAATATAATTTTCATATCCATCCTTCATTGTCTCCAGTGGCATCGATTATAGCCTTTGCATTCTCCATCTCCACTTTTTTCGATATGCCCAATTGCCATCGCGTAATATCCCAGTTCATTTTTTCTATATACTCCCTGATAACCTTATTCATATACTTGCTCCTGCCATCAATAAGAAAAACATTCCAACTATAACTATATACCCTATAAGAAGAAATGTCAAGGTATAAAATATATATTTAATAGAAATAAGAGGATGCCGTATAAAATAGCATACGAGAAACCCTATAATCAATACCAATAGTAATGCTTCCACTTTT